GAGTGATCCAGAAATTATGGGATCTTCGACAATAGATAGTATTGTCAAACTTATAAATTCCCCATCAAATATTAACGGATCTCTTGTCAAAGTTATATTGATGACACCTGTTGCAAGCGAAGGACTTAGTTTTTTTAATGTTAGAGAAATGCATTTGATGGAACCTTGGTTTCACTACAACAAAGTGAAACAAATAATTGGAAGAGGAAATAGAAATTGTAGACATCAAAATTTGGCACTAGAAGATAGAAATGTTACTGTTTTTATGCATGCTTGTCAAGATAATAGTAATAAAGAATCTCATGATGTTCGTGCCTATCGCTTGGCATCAAAAAAACATATTCAATCCAAAATAGTAGATCAAACAATAAGAGATAATTCTATTGATTGTCATTTCATGAAAAATTTGAATTATTTTCCAAAATCTCTTTTTGAACTTGGGAAAATGAAGATCAATACGTCGCAAAACATTGCAATTGATATAGAATATGGTGATGATATAGAATATCAACCAAAATGCAATGTAAATATCAATTTGAATAAAAATGGATTTAGAAAAGAAACATACCAAAATTTTATCAAACCTCTTCAAAATCGTCTTAAAATGTTCTTGTTGAACAAAATAAAAAGTAATAAATGGTTTGTTACACAATCAGAAATAATGGATATTTTGAAAATAGATGAAGAAATTGTATATGAAGTTATTAATAAATCAGTGTATCCATACAATTTAATAGACAACTATTTGATTATTCCTCACGAAAATGGAATACATATTGTCGAGATTCCAAATACAACATCAAAACGATTTTTAATTACAGATACAGAACAAAAAGAAAACGTAGTCAATACCAAAAAATGTAAGATGCCTGTATTAAAAAATAAAAGCATAGAAGAAGCAACTATTTTAATATATTTGAATCTTAATTCTATATGTTTTGAAGAACTTGTAACAAGACTATTGAAAGCAAACACATTATCTCAACAAGATGAATTTATAGCACACTGTTTACATCTACAAGGTGTGCTTATTTCAAAATCAGAAATTCCTTACATAAACAATGACAATAACTATATAGGATATGTTGATATTTTTGATTCTAAATTCAAAGCAAAAGTATTATCAAACAACAAATTTCGATCTTTGATAGACAAAGAAGAAAAAGATTTATTCAATATAAGAACTCAAATTGAGAATTTATCAAAAGACAAAACGACATGGGGAATGATTACACACATTGAAAAAAAGAAAGAAAATGACATGAAAACAAATGCACTCAAGATAATACGCAATGGAAATACTAAAGGGATAAGCACTGGAAGAGTTTGTAAAACATTGGATAAAAAGGAACAAGAAGAAATTTTGAAAGAATTCGGAAATAATAATACATATGACAATAAAGTTGAGAACTGTTACCATATTGCATTGGAATTGATGAAAAACAATAAGTTAATATTATTACCAGAATATAAACCAAGACAATAATTAGAGTGTAATATATTTATCTTTGTTATTTTCCAATGGATAGAACGAAACCTCTTTTTTTAGATATATAAATACCTTGTTGAAGATAAATGATATGAAAACAACAAATGATTTGTTCCATTTATCTTCAACCAATCCTTTCATAACTTCTGATGTTTTTTTAACACCAAACATCTTTTGAAATTCTTTTTTTGAAATGAAATCAATGAGAGATTTTTTAATATAATCGTAATTTATATATGAATTGTGACATAATTCTGTTATTACTTTTGAAGGCAGAATCTTCTCTTTTTTTGATTTTTTGATTTCTTTTTCTTCTTTTGCAAGGTCTTTATTTTGATTATCTTGTTTTTGATCTTCACAAGTTTTTTTGGGTTTAGGACATATACCTTTCTGATTTTCATCTTCACAAGATTTATTTATTTCCTTTTTCAAACATATGCTTTTCGGATTTTCATTTCCTTGTGTATACTTACTATAGATGTTTTTAGTATCATCTTGTAGTTTCCAAATTACACATTCAGAAGTTTTCAGAGGTAATAATTCAAACAATGATTCCATAGATATTCAAAAAATATTATTTATATCATTTTTTTAAATATATTCTTCGTGTGTTAATATATTATTTATCTTATTGTCAAAACTACAACATCTTTTTTGATATTTCTTTTTTAATAGATAAAATTTCATACTTGATGATACTCTATTTTGCTTCAAAACTGGTTGTGGTACTATTGTGTCTGACAAATCATCTATTTTTGATTCATCTGTTCTCTCCTTATTCATAGAATCTGTCATTATTGTTTTCATTTCCTCGTATTTGTTTATTTCAGTCTGAGAAGTTAAACAAAAAGATACATAATTATATATTTGTTTTAAAATACTGTAATCAATCCAATTTAAGTTGATAAATACACCATTATTATTTTGTGTATAATTGCCATTATTTTTATGTATAATTTTAAAAATCTCATCTATTTCGGTTTGGCATAATTTATTTATGTTATTTTGTATATATTTGCATAATTCTGTGGTATCTTCACCCATTATTATATTATATTAAATATTATTTATATGTTTATTCGTCAAAATCTTCATAATCGTCCTCGTTTTCAATGTCGTCGTCTGGTATATCATCGTCTATAGAAATATCTTCTTCATCGTCTTCTTCTTCATCGTCTTCCTCTTCTTCTTCATCATCTATCATTGTTTCCGATTTCGCATCATCATCTAAATCATTGAAATCAGGAATTGTTAGTGCGTCGTTATCCTCTGTAAACTTTTCATCATCGTTTTCATCATCTTGTGTCTCGTAAACATTGTTGATAAACTCATCCTTATCTTTTAATACCTTTCCAATTATAGAAATAAATTTGTCATAAAGAAGAAATTTTTTTCCACACACCTCTATTTTTATTTCATCACCTATATTGATAGTTTCGATATCAATTTCTGATTGAATACCTGCTGAAAGTTTTGGAACAATTATTTGTAATATTGGAATATTGTTATAAAAACCTTCTGCCAACAATCCTAGTGCATTTTTCGCTTTAACCCGGCATTTTACAATAGATCCTTGGGCAGGATTACAAATTTCACCAATACATTGTAGATCATATGTAATATTTCCATTAAAATGCGAAACAACCAATTTTCCAATTGATCTTTTTATTATCTTAATACTGCCTTGTTTAATATATCCGTGTTTTGAACACATATTTTCCAAACTTTGTTTCGTTTTTTCATTAATAACTTCGTCAATATTGGTACCAATTTCATTTGGTTTTAAATGAACAGTTGTGTTGAACTTGATTGGAACAAATAGTTCAGACATAACTATATATATTAATACCTGATGTTACTAATATTAAGTCATTTTTTTATATATGTCTTTAATATAAAAAATGATTAAGTTAAATATTTATATATTATAGATATACAATCATGGAACTAGAAAAAGATTCACTTGTTTTCAATACAGTTCAAAAATATTTGGATGAAACAAGTTTAAGTAACAAAGATATAAAAATATCTTTTCAAAGGAAAGATAATGATTTTACAGAATCAGAGTTCAAAAATTTTACATCAGCATTAAAATCACTTGGTTACAATGAAGATATTGGTGTTGAAACAATGAAAATTAAGGCAGAAAATATTTTCACGAAAATCGAAGAAGTACCAAATATTGTAAGTTATTTTCATACAGATTCTCAAAACAAAGATTCAATATTTCAGATAGAAAAAACACTTCTGTCTGACCATATTGAAAACATATTTGACATTGATTTGAATATTTCAATAGTTGATCACTCTCAAGTAGATATGCCTGAATATTGGAATGATACACCGAAACAATTCTCTTTATCACAAGATATAACATATACAAACGATAATATTCGGTATATTGCTCATTTGATAAAATCTTCGAGTGAAGAATATATATCGATGAAAGAATCTAATATTACAAAATCGAAACAGGGTTATGGTTTTAGTGTAGTTATTACAAATACAAAATCACAATCTATAGAAAATGTGATCCAAACTATCATTAGAACACTTCAAGTTATTTCAATGTCATCTATGTTACTTACAAAGAAACAACAGCAAGTAGTTTTGCAACAATACAACAATTTAATCAAAGATGATGTTCAGGTCAGTAAATACAATGGAAACACAATACCTCTTCTTGCACCCAAACCTTTTACATTGGAACTTGTCAATCTTGTTGATCCAAAAACATACGGGGCAGTGAGTATTTTGGATGGATATACAGTTACGGAAAAAGCGGATGGTGAAAGAGTATTAATGTATGTGAATGGTATTGGAAAGGTTTATTTAATATACAACACATACATTGTTGAAGATACTGGAATGAAAGTTTCTAAGGAAGGATATAATTCATTAATTGACGGCGAATTCATTCAATGTAAAAAAAGAAAGGACAATGCTACAAAATCATTATATGCAGCATTCGATATTTATTATATCAATGGAACGAAAATAACAGACCTTCCTCTGATAGGAGAAAACTCCAGAATAAATAATTTACAAAAGTTTGAAAAATTTATTAATGCTAGTTCTGAACTAGAATTTGTTAATAAAAAACATTTGTATTCCAAAGATATACTTTCTGACGCAAATAATATTTTATCCAATAATTCTTATCCTTATGAAGTCGATGGGTTAATATTCACTCCTGCAAAACTTGCATTGTATTCGTATTATACAAATAAAACAGTACAGTTGACAGATAATGTGAAATGGGATAGAGTTTTCAAATGGAAACCAAGTGATCAAAATACCATAGATTTTCTCATTAAAGAAAGAAAAGTAGTTAAAAAGAATGGCAAAAAATTTACAGAATTTGGATTGTATGTTGGATATAATGCTTCACAATGGGAAGATATTGACGTAGTTACAGGTTTGAAAATAAGATATGAAAAATTCAAACAACACAAAGATAGAAACTCATATGTGCCTGTATTGTTCAAACCTTCAATTTATGATGCGCCTGGAGTAGAATACGCACACATAAAACAAAATATGTCAGGAGAATTAAGAGCAGAAAATAATGATAAAATAGAATCAGATACTATCGTTGAATTTAAATATATAAATGATCCTAATATTCCAATCAGTCAGAGATGGATTCCTTTGCGTATAAGAGAAGATAAAACAAGACTTTACAAAAAAAATATTTTAAGTAAAACTTTGAATGAGATGAGTGTAGCATTGAATGTTTGGAGATCTATTCATAATCCTGTCACACAAGGCATGATAACAGGAAATGAAACTCTTGAAAATAGTCTATTGGCGGTCGATAAGGTTTTAGAATCTGATGATGTGTATTATTCCAGAAATATTAACAGACAATATTTACTTTCTGTTAATATGATGGATTTCCATAATCTTGGTGTCAAAGAGTTGCTGTACAACTATCCAAATAATAAAAAGAAAAAATTGCTCGAATTATGTTGTGGCGAGGCAGGAGATTTGAGAAGATGGTTAGAAAATGGATACAAGTTTGTTTTAGGTGTTGATTTAGTTTCCAAAAATATCAAAAATCCAAAGAGTGGTTGCTATAGTCGTATGTTCAAATCTCGTAGAGATCACATAAACAAATTCCAAAATGTACAACCGCCTGTATATTATCCGGATTTCATATTTGCAGTAGGTGATTGTGCTTATTCGTTAAAAACAGGAAAAGCAGCCAATAACGAAAATGTGATAGATATTGAAAGTGAGGAAATTTTGAAAAAGGTCATGAATAATAAAAGACATGCATCTGATAAACTTTATATAAGACGTATTGAAGAAAAAGGTGCAAATGGTTTTGATGTAGTATCTTGTATGTTTAGTATTCATTATTTCTTCAAATCTGAAGAAAAACTCGATGGGTTTCTAGAAAATGTTTCTGAAAACTTGAATGACAATGGACGATTCATTTGCACATTTATGGATGGAAATACTATAGAAAATGCAATTGAAAAAAATGGTGATATTATTGAAGGAAGAAAACTGTATTCTGACTACAATGATGGTTTACCTGTTTGGGCAATAGTGAGAAAATATAATAAAAACCAAAGTGATCATTATGGAAAACAAATAAATGTGTTTATTGAAAATACTCAAAAACTTATTCCCGAATATTTGGTTTCGTTTGAAACGCTTGTCAAAAAAGCAAAAGAACATGGTCTTGAAATACTAGATACTGAAATGTTTTCAACAACGTTTCAAAAACTCAAGATGAAAAATGAAGATAATAGTGTAATGCTTGCAAATGCAATAAGTGAAATGGATAAAGACGATGTGTTGAAGGAATTTAGTTTCTTCAATAGATGGGCAGTTTTTCAAAAGATTAAATCTTAAAAAATTATGAAATCTTATTATTTTTGACAAGTTCTTTTATTTTGCTAAGAACTTCGTTATATTTTTTTGCATCAGATTTATTATATATTATGATTAACTTGTCTGTTATATGATCAAAAACTTCCTTATTTTCTATACAATTTGAAAGTTCAACTTCATTATCCTCACAGTGAAGTAAAAGAACTTCTGTATTGTCATGAACAAGTTTTGATGATATTACTCCTAAGTCTTTCTCTTTCCAAATATTGTCTTCTAGTACCTTGCATTTATTTTCATTTGTAAAAGTTATATTATTGTTTTCTGGGAAATTTTTGTCAAAGTGTTTTTTTTCAATATACAGAGGAATTGTATTTGCACCACTAATCAACATTTTATGTATATCTCTGTCAGATATGTGATCGATTCTTTCTCTTCCAAAGTTATTGATAATTATATTATTATTTATTTGATTATTGATATTATTTATAGTTTGATTTTCAATATTTGTAATATTTTGAATGTTTGGTGTTCGAGCATGTATTATACTTCTTGCTTTGCATTTATCGGCTTTGATATGTCTCGATTTATGTTTTCTATTTGTAAAAGAAATCATACATCTAGGACAAGTAAGACTATCAACTTTATTACAAACTTTTTCATGATTATTTAAATGCCTTGCAGTTTTATAAATCTTATTACATTTTGAACAAGACAAAATACACAAGGGGACATTTTGTACATTTGGGGGGACATTTTGTACATTTGGGGAGACATTTTGTACATTTGGGGGGACATTTTGTACATCTTCTAAAATTGATGTTTTAACACATATTTTATCTTTATGTTTAGCATTCTGGTGTCTTATAAGATTACATTTTACGTCAGTTTTATAATCACAAAATTGGCATTTAGTGAAAGGAAATGGCATTCTTATCACTACACTATATATACAGTAAGATTTTTCTTTATCTTTTTATATCTTTTCTACACCATTTTTTGACTTATTTATCACCTCTCCCCCCATAGTGTTTCTAAGATTGTTGAAAAATCAAAAAGTTTTCTATTTTTATCATATTTCTTCTAGTTCACAGTTTTTAATAAGATCTTTTATTTTTGTTATGATAGTATTATACTTAATGTTGTCAGTTTTATTATAAAGAATAAAGAGTTTATTTTTGATATTTTCATATTTGTCAATGTCTTCAATCGTATTCAACACTTTTTTATCTTTGTCATCACAATATAAAAGAAGGACTTCTGTATTATCTTGAACTAACGTAGAAGACAATAATCCCAAATCCTTATCTTTCCAACTGTTATCTTCAAATACTTTACATTTATTTTCCATAGTGTATTTTATATTTCTGTTTTCAGGAAAACTCTTATCAAAATGTTTCTTTTTTATATACAAAGGTAATGTATTTATTCCACTTGATAATATTTTAACTATCTCGTCGTGGGAAATATGATCTATTCGTTCTGATCCAAAGTTGTTGATAATAATCTGATTGTTGTTTGTTACACAGTTGTTATTTTGAATATTATTATGAATATTATTCGTTATGTTTTGAATGTTTGGTGTTCGAGCATGAATTATGCTTCTTGCCTTGCATTTATTGGCTTTTATGTGTCTTGATTTATGATGTCTATTTGAAAAAGAAATCATACATCTTGGACAAGTAAGACTGTCGACCTTATTACATTTTTTTTCATGATTATCCAAATGCCTTGTAGTTTTATAAATTTTATTACATTTTGAACAAGATAAAACACATGGGGTAACATTTTGTATATTTGGGGTAACATTTTGTAAGTTTGGGGTAACATTTTGTATATTTGGGGTAACATTTTGTACAATATTTGAAAGTTCATTATTTTCATTTATTTGTGAATGTTTTCTACCAATATGCTTTTGCAAATTGTATTTTCTATCTGAAAAATATGTACAATATTTGCAAGTAAAAAACACCATTGACTATTTTTTACTACTTTCTTTATAATATGCTTATAAAATAAAAACTTTAAATACTATAGATTCGCACCATTTTTACTACTTTTTGACCCCCTCTCTCCCCCCTATAGTGTCTAGGATCTTTGAAAAACCAAAAAGTTTTTGAATAGTTTTTATTCGTTGTAATTAACATGATAGAAATCCTCTTCTGAGAATGAATAATTTTCTACAATCTCATAGCATTCTTCTGTTATAATTTCCAAAGTTGAACTATCTTCTTCTTTTATTTTTGGTGTTTCTTCAATAATAATATATTTTGGACGAATTTTATGAAGTGAATTATTATCATACTTTCTCCTCATAATCTTATTTTGCAAATTGTAAATTTTATCATGATACAATAATGAATATATTTCTTTTAACTTAATAAACATGTCGATTATTACAATAATTTGTTTATTCATTTTTTAATTAAATTGATATGGAAAATATAATTTTGCCATTGAAAAAAGAAAAAATATTTTTTATTTTGTTTTCTGGTGTTTATACATACTCAATTTATATTTAAAGTACATTGTTAAGAACAGTAATACATACGCTTGCCCTTTCAGAAATATTGTATCCTCCGTTTGTTGCTAGAAGATTTACGAGTAGTTTGATATTTTTGATGTTATTGTTTTTACAAATGTATTGATACACATCCTTTGGTCTCAGAAAATGCTGATATTGATCAGATTGTTGTTTCAATCTCAATTGAGCAAGATGAAATCGAATCACTGGAGGAAATTGAGAATCGAGTTCTTTGTTCATCTTAAACCTGTTTGTTTTAGGATTGTATGTTGTGGTCGCTACATATAGATTATACAATACATCTTTTAGTGTAGAAATCATTGTGTGTACCAAATACGTAGGGTCCATTGTTCTTCCTTGTTCGTCAATTGGTAGAACAATATCTGTTGCATATATATTGATATAATCCTTGATAGTAAAGTCTTTTCTATTTTTCATATATACGGACAGAATATTGTGCCAAATATTTGGTTTGCATGGATCAGTTTCTTCTTTGAAGGTAATGCTATCTGGTGATATTTTGAAGAGTTTCTTACCAGTGTCTGGATATTTTGCAACAATAAATCCATATGAGAATTCAGACGACACCATATCATTATAAGCATCGTTAATATTCGCGTAATTCATAGGATAAACAATACCGATCGAAGACAAAGGTTGATTATGAATATTGATATCTTCCAGTGTCACTCTGTCTTTCGAATTGATATGACAAAGTGTCATGTAACCTTCACCTAGAAGGTTTGAATAGTCGATGATATGTTTGTTTTCATGATGCACGAGTACGAATTCATATGCACATTGTTTGTCGAGATGTGATGTAAAGATTGTTCTCAATTTATTTTCAATGTCTTTTTTATCATGAGAATGAATTTCTTCATCTATAAAGTTATTTGCAAATAGTCTCATAAGTACTTCATTCAGCATTTCTCCATGTGTTTTTGTTGGATGGTAGAAACTCGAATGATTAACATCTGGACAACTTGTTGTTCCAAAGTGCCATGTGTCGTCGTAGTTGTAAACTGTAATCATTGTACCATCGAATGCTTGTTGATATTTATCAGTTTCATGAATATTTTTTGCATAATCTTGAATACTTACCCTGGTAGGGATATTGTTTGCATATGAAACAACAACCTTTTCCTTTGAATCTGTGTTCATGTCAAGAACAATACTTCTGCAATCATCGAAAATTTGTTTGAAACCGACCACATCATCTTGGTTGTAATTGTATGAGTTATGAAGAAGCACGAGAGAGTTATTATTGTAAAATTTTTTGACTTGCATAGCAGGCCACATATGGTATTTTTTGAGAACATTTTGAAGAATAGTGGCATAGTGTGTAGAAATTGAATCTTGTGAACTCAAACGAACCTCGTTGACAATGTCATACAAATTCTGGGGATAGTTGAATGTATTCATTTTAAATAAATGAACAATCGTTATGTGTTATGATACATTTAAATTTTATATCATTTTTTCCGTTTTCTTATATAAAACACGATCAAATTTTTAATATATAAAGAATAAAATTGAAATAGATTAAATATGGACAAAAAGAGAAAAATAGATGACATTACTAAGGGTAACAGTAAATCATTTATTGCAGATGGCATGACAACAAATGAAATTAGAAAAAACATCACGTATATTAGAGAATTCATTTTGAAAGGAGGTTCAGTGTCTCATAATGATAGAATAGAACAGTTAAAAATATCTCATGCATCTTTTTGTGAAAGATATCCTGTTCTTTTTGATATGTGTACTAGAAAAGATTTTGATATGAATCAGTTAAACTATTTTCTGGAGAAAAGAGAGCAGATTGTAAATGACGAAGTATCGTCTGAAGAACTTTCAAAGCAAATTGGAAAAGAAATGTTTGACAAATATGTAGATATTTCCAAATTAAAAGAAAAAAAACCTTGAGTAAAAATAAAGAGAATATATGAAATTTTCCAATATTGACTATAGTTATATTCTTCCTGAAGAAAATGTTGGTATACCACCTCCTATGCGATATGCTGGTTTGTATTCAAGTGATCTTCCTTATACAAATACACAATGGGCAAAAGAATATAGAGGAGAACGAGTTGATCCAGATGCAGTAGCATATTCTCGGCATTATAATGAACTTGCTAAAAAACATATACCAACTTCCATTCGACCTGGAAATAATTCTATTTTAAATAATCCATATAGTTTTGAAAGTGATATATCCAATATCATGTGTTTTAAATAATTAAATCCATAGAAATTTGTTTTTTTATTGTCATTCTATTATCGTAAATAACTTTACATATATATTTATATGCATCATTCACTTGATCAAATGTGATACCACCGGTGATAAGAATACTTCCACTTTCGAATATAGCAATCGTTACTTTTTTACAGTTACCATCACCTGATCCCATTTGTTTTCCAAAACAATTTGTCACACATTTACATATTCCATTTTTTTCTTTATTATTTGTGTTCCAATAATATTCAAGTTTAACTCCTTGATAAACACCTGGTTGAAAACTACTTTTATTGTTGTATTTATCGCCTATGAGAATATTATGTAACTCTCTTCTTTTGATACTGAATCTATTTTGCATCTGAATATCTTCATAAATTTTGAAATCGGTATTTATCATTCGAACCTTGAAATTTCCAAATGAGAGTTTTTTAATACAATCTTCATGGTCAATAGAAACAATAATTTCTTGATCAAATCTATAGATTCTTTTAATTTCATCTATGATGTGATTTACAATGATCTTTGTGTGATCAAAGTCTTTTATTCCGGTCAATTGAATGTTTCCATTTTTAAATATTTTGACATTTGGAAAATATGATTCGTCGAATCTATAAATGACAGTTATTTGATTATCGAATCTGTTCTTTTTTTCTGTATTTGGTTTTGATTTTCTCTGTTTTTTCGGATAAATCCCCCTTGTGTTTTCATTATTTTCTTTCAAATACTGAATCCAAATAAAATTGTCATTATCATTGTCTATTTGAATATTTTTAAACAAGGTTCGTAGATCAATATTAATATTGTCGCAAATATTTGCATTACAAGTTATTGTTGATACGCGATATGGTGAAAAGAAAAGATTTCCTTCGTCAGATTTTAATGACATTGCTTAAGACACTTAAGATAATATTTTTATATCTTTAAGTCATTTTTTTGATTTCTTAGCATTCCGAATTTTTCTTTATATATGATGTATTTACTACTTCGTATCCCGATGGTATGGAAATCATTGGTGGTAGATTCAATATGTGACTGGATTCATCATTATGATGTAACTTTCTAAAATCTTCAATTGAAAGGAAACCATTGAACATTTTTAGTAAATATTTTGAAGGAGCAGGTCGTATAAAATTAGTTATACCATGTCTTTTCCCAATCATTTGAATCATACTGTTTATTTCCCAAAGAACGTCACTCCCCCTATTTACTGAAAAATTGTATGCATTTGCACATTGTAATGAGCAAAATGAACCATATGTTGTATATGTGTCACATGTAGTATCATAATTGATAGGCATCCCAAAACTTTTATATTCAATATCATGACAACACCAAAAACAACATCTTGGTATATGTGATTCTGTTACTTCTTCAACCGTTTCAATTCCAATAGTGTATTTCTCGATTGCATTGTGCGATTCGTCTAAAAAACAACAATTTTTTTCATATGGTACAGGGTCATTGATAGAATTCTTGTTTTTATTTTTATTTATGATATTGTCAATATGGTTTTGTGATAATGGTAACTGTAAAACAAAATGTTCATCTTTTTCTACATTTTTCACCATAGTATTTAAAAGATTTTTTTTACTTTTTTTATTATCCCCAACTATTTCTTTCGGTTTTGCTTTACGAGGCATTTTTATTCGATAATTATTCTTTATATATGTTTTATCACTTATATGTATTTGATTAATCGTGTAAAAACCCATAGTTTTCATGATCAAGATTATCGTCATCATATTCGTCGTCATTTTGTACTAAAAAATCATTCTCACCATCATTCATTTCTATGTTATCATATATTATCTTATTATCTTCTTTTGATTCTTCATCATAATCTTCTGTTTCAAAATTATCATGCTTAATTCCAATCTGTTTAAATTGATCATATAATTCTCTTTCTTCTTGTGTTTTCTGATTCATGAATGATAACTTTTTCTCTTTGTTCTTTTCTCTTAATTTGTTTACAAAGTCTAGATTTTCTTCTTCTGATGGCATTTTGACAGCATTCAAATATTTTACAACAGAAACATAAATTCTTTTTGTTATGCTTTCAACAAAATTTCCAGAAACTTCTATGCTTGACTTTAAAATATTATTTTGAGCAATATCTGGATTGAAAGGAAGACACAATGATCTCGTTAAAATATATTTATGAATAATATCTATATCTTTTTCATTATATTCATTATATAAAGTCGTGAGTTCTTTTAATTTCTGATCAATTATTTGCAACTCGCTTATTGCCATATCCAATAACATTTTTTCATTAGTGTTTTCTGTTGCAAACGAAAGTAATTGTTTACGTAATAATTTGAAGATATTAGATTTACTGACATAAGTATCTAATAAAGAATTCAAATCATTCTTGTTTTTATAACCCGAAGTTTTTGTCAATATTTTTAAATGCAAAATAGTGCTATTTTCTACTTTTGACGCATCATTTTGAATATCTTCAATAATGTTCGATGGTAACAATAAAGACACGTCTTTCATTTCGTTCAACCATTTATCAACTGTTTTATCTTCGCTAGAAAACATAGTTGGTGGCACAAAAGGTTTTGTATTATCAATTAAATCAAATGTTTTATCCGACATAATATAGTAAAGAGGATAACTTGTCTTATTTGTCATTCGATTTTTAGCATAACTTAATTTGGCAGATATTAAATCTGTTCTTCCCATTTTATCAAAATCCATATATGGTACAAATTTAGTTCCTATCTCTTGTAAACAACAACCAAGCAAAAATTTATGAATTTTTTGATACTTGTAACTTGGCATATACATAAGAGCATCAATATAACCATTTAACAACTTTTCAATATTATTCTTGTTTTGTCTTGCTGTTTTGTTATCTTTCATTTCTTGTATTCTTTCACGAAGAGTTTTTCTTGTTTCATCGCCTTTATTCATCTTCTTTTGGATTTTAACAGATTGTTCTTTGAGATTTTTATATTGTTCTTGGTATATATTTTCTATAACCTCCTTCGAACTTGAAATGATATTTTTTGGAACATTATAAATATCAATTTCTGCAAAAACATCTTCTGATATTGCAGATAAATAAGCAAGTGTTCCTTCTTTAGAAATATTAGTCAAAAAACCATTATCTGACCATTTTTCGACATAAGATATTTGAATATTATTCTCATCGAATACCAATATATCTTGTATAATATCTGATTGAAGTTGAATGGACAACCACGCAATTGATGTGTAAATCATTTTATACAACAATTCTAAAAACTGTTTGTTACATTCCTTTACTTCTTCAACAAAATTCAAATTTGAATCAGTCGAATTTAGTATAATGTTTGGTTTGATTTTAACCAGTTTTTCAATATCCTTTTTTTCAATGAGAATATCGTTCTTCTTGAATTGCTCATTTAATAAATGTATCTTTGTAGGAATTCCTGCAAAATGTTTAAATAATTCGTCTGATAAAAGTTCAAAGTTTATATTTATGTTTGCAATATCCTCTATATTCTGAATAATTGGTAGAACTATTTTTAACAATTCCACAAAACCCACATTGTCTTTATATTTTGTTTTTAACCAAAATTTCTCTACATCCGTTTGAAATTTCATCAATGGTATATCTTCAATTATATATTCGTCCATTGCCGTATTTCCTTCGTAAGTAGTTTCGTTTCTATAAATATCAGGAATTCCTTCATAAGAACTCATGTCATTTGATTGTTGAATCTCATCATGTTCGTGATAAAAATTTAAAAATCGAAGTTCATACATATCATGATATATATTTTTCAATTTTGAAAATTTATCGAATAAATCTTGAAGATTTGTTTTGTAATTATCAAAATCATTTTTCGAAAAGTTTTGTAAATTATCGATTATATTATCCAATATAACACCTTCTCTATTTTTCATTATATTTTCGACGACAACCTCAATAGTTATATCTTCATTAGAAACAGCGTTTATGATATCAATCATATTTGTATACAATAAAGGTGGGATCGCAAGTTCCATTTTTTCCTCTTGTAATTTCATGATCAGTTCATCAACATCAGATTTATCTTCAATATTGAGAGGATTTTGAGTCTTAAATAATCGACTGTAAAATGACAGTTTATTGTTTTGTATATTCAAATCGTTGAGGTTTATTTTATTATATTTAATGATTTGTGGTTCGATATCTGTCATATTGGTTTCGATATGTGATTTCAAAACTTTAAAATCTTCAACATTGATTTCGTCAAGGGAAGAATTGAATTCGCTTAATAATGAATCTATATGTTGATAATCCATATCAAAATTATCATTATCAATATTGAAAGATTTCATTATATCTGTTATTTTTGGTTTGATTGCTTTAATAAGATCATTGAGTTCTAAAAAAGCATCTGTATTTCTATAGTTCATAAGTTCTGGTTTTTCCATTTTACTAGAAATCTTTCTTGATAAAAGATCACTTAATGTACTAGTTGGTCGCTTGTAATATGCTGCAATTATTGGTATATTTGTATCATCTTGTTCGGAGACAGGATAATATATATTGAGTTCTTTGTCAAAATCTTCGCTATGAATTTCAATTGTTGTTTTCATATGTGGTTTGATACGAAGTTTCTTAGAATCGCTGTCATAACTGACGGCGAACATCATTTTATTTTTTTCATTTTGTGTCACAGTATATTGTGTTTTTTCTAAAGCATTGAATTTTGAAACAAAATCCTCTATATCATTACAATCTACATATTTTCTTGTACCGTCGGTAATAAAAACATAATTACTAATGTCTTTATCGTTTTTTTGTTTAAAGAACATTTCTGATATGGCATCAGATTTGTTAGAATTTCTAAAAAAACTGTAAAGTTCGTCAAATATTTCTTCTTTTGAAAATGCCAAAAATGTTGGATTTTTTTGTGCAATTTCATCTAAAGTCAAAATCTCAAAATATTCAATCTCATCTAATTCTTCATCTTCAACTAGTTCATATGAGTTTAAATTGAACTGTTGTTCTTCCATAATAAAGGATGTTCTTTACTATTTAAAAATAAATTATTTGTGTAAAATAATATTCTCTTTTTATTTCTCTACAAAATTATTCCATTCGTTTTTCATTTGTGAAATATTTTCGATAATTTCCATACAATTATTATTCAGAAATTTGATGAATGCTGATTTGTCTGTCTGATCAACCAATGTGATTCTTATCAGAAGTTGATCTTTCAAAGGATGAGGACAAAGATATCCTACATACGAACAATTAACATTTTCTTTAGGAGATTCTCTGATATATTTATTATGAATATATGATTGAATAATGTTACCAATGGTATCATCTTCTCCAGGAATGTCAAATTCGTATGTATTTTCCAGTTCTTCGAACTGTGTTACATTGATTTTTGTTGAGTTGTTTTCAAGAATATTTTGAATAAGATTTTTGAGTTTCATTATGATAATTTCAAGTGACTTATTTACAAGATACTTTGGTCCAAGTTCATTGTTCAAAGGTTCAATCTCAAATTGAACCATATTTGCATCACCATATTTGTTCTTATAATATGATCTTTCTTTTTCAAGAACACCTTCTTTAGTCTTTGAAACATTTTGATCTTGTATGTAAAAGAAGTTTGATAGCGAAACTGGGCAAAATGCAGAGTGGTATCTTCCTGTACGTTTTACAACAGTTGCTTTAAAATGCAATTCTTCGCTTGGTCTCAATCTTGTAATTAGAATATGACTATCTGATATAGAGTTTTTTGGGAAAATGCGCGAAAGTTGAACAGGAGTTAATTCTTTTCCATTCATTTTTCCTTTGATGTTACCAGAATGAACATTTAATGTACCAATATTTTCATTTGAGATATTCAATTCAAATACAATACTATCGTCTTCGAAATTTTCCACTTCATCTTCTGTCAAACAAACAGGAATAAGACCAATTCGATGAGACATTATCTCATTGTGCAAAGGACCATTATTTTTATAGATTT